GCCCGAAACTGCCGCCTGACGGCGTACTGCCAAACATCGATTGCAGCAGCGGAGCCATGATCTGCTGCTTGACGACAATGCGCGCCAGGTCAGCGAGCACCGAGTCTGCGAAGTCCTTGAACGAAGCCTTGCCGGTGGTGATGAAGTCAACAAAAACGTCCTCGATGCCGATGAAGGCATCAGAGAACGCGGACTGAGTCATGCCGGCAGCATCACTAGCCTCGTCGACGTAGTTCCTCCAGGCACGAGACACGCCGTTCGACCAGTCGCCGCGCAGAGCGGCTTCATCCCGATAGAAGTTAGCCTGGCTCTTCAGCCGCTCTTCCAGTGTGTTTTTGAGAATCGCCGTCTCGGCGAGATACTTGGCTTCCGAACCGCTCGACTTGTCGCTGTTGCTGTAATCGCGAGTCAGCTTCTCCAACTGCTTCTGATAGTCCTGACGGATTTTCAGATCTTCCTGGAGGCGTTGGCGGTCCTGGTCGCTGAGCCCGAACCCGGCGAGCTGATTGTTCAAGCCCTGCTGAGCAAGCTCAAGACTGTCCTGGGCGGTGCGCGCAAAGGCCTCTATCGCCTTGCGATCCTTGTCCAGGCGGCCCTGCAGGTCAATCGACAGCACCTCCTGATCAGCATCAAGCTTCTTCAGGGCGTCGACCATCTTCGACTTGGAGTCGGAAATCTTCTGATCGATCTGGATGCGCTGGGCGCTGGTGGTGCTGGACTTGTCGCGGACCGATTCAAGGGCTGCAATCTCGCCCTGATAGGCAGCCTCGACGTCGGTCTTTTCTTTCTGGATCAGCGCTGACTTCTGCTCGGCGTACTGCTGCTGAGTAATCAGACCGGCCTTCTGTGAAGCGTCCAAAACCCGCATCGAATTCTGGAAGCTGGCAGTGAGGGCCTTGAGCTTGTTGTCGGCATCGTTGAAGGAGGTGAGATCTACCGCGGAGGATTTTGTGCCGTTCTTCTTGGCGCTCTTCTCCCGGATACTGGCAATAGTTTTTTCTATCTCAACTTGAGATGCACCAGCAGCTAGGCCCTTACGCTTTGCCTCGGTGACCTCATCCTCAAGATTCTTTGCGTCCGACTGGTATTTTTTAACCTCGGACTTCCAGTCTCTTTGGGCGGCAATTCGCTCCTGATCCTTCCGATCGTTCTCAGCGTCGTATCGAGCAATATACTCCTTGGCCGCCTTCTCATCCTGAAGAAAGTTCAAGCGATCCGTATAAAACTCAACCATCTCCTTTTTATTCTGGAAGAGCCCTACATTTCCTTTGTTTGCCTCATCCAAATCTTTTTGCGTGCGCGCGATCTGCTCGTCAATTCCAGGGAAAAGCCCACCCTTTATTCGACTATAGGCGTTACTGATCGCTGTCCCTACGTCATTCCAGTCGCGCTCAAGGTCTGACAGTGAGGATCGATACTTAGCCAGGCGCTCTTGAGCGTTCTGATTCAAGGCCTCGCTGAGGGCGTCTAGCGCCTCCTGCTTTCTGCCCTGCTCATCAAGTGCGGCAATCACCTCATACTGCGCGTAAGTCAGCAGGCCGTATTGAGAGCTGATCTTCTGCGCGGCGTCCGTAGCGCTATCGCCAATGTCGGAAAGCGATTTGGCAACTTCGCCGGCGCCCTTTCCTGAATACTCGCCTATGGATGCTGCTGCCTCGGCAAGATTTTTAAACTGTACCTGGCTAAGCTTTCCGCTTCCCGCGAGAGCAATAACGGCATCGTTGGCTTCGCTGATGCTTCCGCCGATTGCTGCTGCATCTTTCGATATGGCGGCAAGGCTGCTCGACGTCTGACCTGAGCTCGCAGTACCTGAAAAGAGGGCCTTATTGAAGGCGCTGACCTGCTTCTCGGCATCGTAATAGACGTATCCCAGTGCCGCAGCCGCAGCAGCTGCCACGGTGAACGGATTAACGAGGCCGAGGACGTAGCCACCAACCGCTTTCGCGGCAGATCCAATGCCACCAAACGAATCCTTAAGCTGCCCGCCCTGCTGAAGGGCAACCATCACAATTGACTGCCCGCCAGCAATGGACGTGAAAATATCCGTCACTTGAGCAGGAACAGTGCGCAACGCTGCTGAGGTCTGTTTGGCGGAAGCGCCAGTTTTGCTCATCCCCTCATCAAGACGACTCAGGCCGGCACGGGCCTGTTCAATCTTGGCGCTGTAATCTGCGAAGTCATTGGCGGGCATGATCGCCTTGAACTTTGCGAGCTGCTGCTGTTGCTTGTCCAGGCGTGCATAAGCCGCTGTTGTTGGGTCGATCTGGGCGAGAAGCTTTTCCAGCTCGCGAGTCTGGTCAGTTGTCGCAGCAGTTGCCTTTCGTTCCGACGTGGCAAGTTTTTCTTGGGCGGATGCGCTCTCGGTTACAGATTTTGTGCTTTGGCGAATTGCTGCTGATTGATTCAGCTGCTCGCGAGCTGCGGCAGCCGAAGCGCCCGCTGTAGCCTCGTAGGCGCGATTCAGGGTTTCTTGGTAGCTGCTGGACTCAACAGCAGCCCTTGCCAATGCAAGTATCCGCGCCTTGGCTTGCTCGGAGGTCTCACCAACCTTATTGATTGCCTGCTCGGCGCGTATGCCAGCTTCGACCATCCCATCAAGATTTTCGGCTGCCTGAACCGCCGACTCGGAATGAATTGCTAAGCCAAGCTCGGCGATGTTCGTCATCACTTTCCTCCAGGCATAAAAAAACCGGCTCCATGGCCGGCTTGCAGGCATTAAAAAGCCCGCTCAATGGCGGGCTCAGGAAATTGAAGAAGTCTCAGCCCCCTAGGAGCTCAGCTTTCTCTTTTTGAAACTCTTCATCGGTAATCATTCCCCTCTCCTTCAAAGAGGCAAGGATTTCAAGCTTTTGGTACTTGTCCTGCTCGACAGGTGCGACCTCTTCGGCGTGTAACGATTCCGTGGGGGCAGGAGAGATAGCAGACGCGGACCAAACAAGAGCTGCAACCCATCCAATGAGAGTCCAGCCAAGAAACAGGTTAAGCAAGAAAATGGCTACTGAATTCGAGTGCTCTCTGCGAGAAGCGTTTAATGCCGGAATAAAATAAATAACTATGCAGAAAAAAATCAGGACAAGTCCCAGTGCATTAGAGCCGTTTGACATCGATACATCTCCCTTTTTGATGCCGGCAATCTACCACCATCACAGCAGACCACCAAAGCGGCAGGCTTTTCGCGCTTGTGCACAAAGGCCCGCGATCAGCCGCCATTTACGAGAGGTTGCGCAAGGCGAAGGACAAACTCCCTCCTCAGCCTTGAGATCACTCCTGGTTGTCAGCCATCGTCCGCAACGCTTCCTGCTCCATGGTCCGCACATCTCTGAACACTTGCTGACGACTATCAGCCTTCACTCCTTCCAGATCCATCACGACAGGTAGCGCGGTGTAATCCAGGCCGGTCGCCCCGCTCATGCCGGAGCGCCATTGCGTGCTCATGGAGTTGAACACGCTGAAGGCTTGGGCATTGATGGCCCACAGTTCGATTTCGGTCTCCAGGTCCTCCGGCTTCATGCCGAACAGGGCAGCCTGCTCAGCTGTTACGGCCGGGGTGTAGATGGCCCGGACGACCTCTGTCAGTTTCCCTCGCGAGCCTTGTTATAGGCCGACTGGTACGCCGCGACGATTGCGTCAGGGACGGCCGCATGACTGCGCACCAGCGCTCGGATATTTTCTTCGTTCAGCTCGTCATCGAAGCCCCAGCCCTTGACGATCAGCAAGAGCTGACTGGTCTGGAACTCTTCAGCTTTGCTGGAGAGCTCGCGAACGGTGCATTCCTTTTCAATCAGCTCGCGCACTTCTTTGCCGTGCTGGATTCCGTTGTCGGCGAATTCGGAAAGCTCATCGCGGTCGCGGTAGGCGAACACGAAAGGCACCTTGACCGGCTTGTCGCCGATGCGCGGGATTTCAACGTCGAGTTTGAAGGTTGGGTTCTGCTTGATGGAAATCTTGGCCATGGGTGAGGCTCCTGGTGCGAGAGGTGGTAGCGTGGGTTACGCGAGAGTAGGTGTAGCCGCGTATTACGCGGCTTTGACGTAGCGAACAGGACGGCCGGAAAGAGCGAAGTTCACTGTGCGGGTCATCAGTGCGTTTCGTTCCAGGGTCGGGGTGTCGGTGATGGTGCAGAAGCCCGGGTACAGGATCTTGTCGCCGTTTGGCAGATTCAGGCGCAGCACGGTCTGGGTTTTGTTGTCGGTGTAGCCTTCGGCAACCGGCACGTACGCAGCAGTCGGCTGGTCTTCAACCGTCAGCGCCATGCTCATCGGGTTGCGGTTGGTCGGGTACTGGCGATCATCGTCATCCGACAGGTAGCCAACAGTCAGGAACTGCTGTTCGCCACCGGTCAGCGATACACCGGTAATCTTGGTGATCTCCACCCAGCTCGCGGCTGACTGGAAGCTGCCAGCACCACCGCCTGCGGTGTAGAAATCAGCGTTCAGCGTGCTGATGTTTTCAAGCGAGAACGAGCCAGCCTCGGCATCGGAAACGCGAACAGCGCGGCCATCCAGCTTGCCCCAGCTCGACTGGAGAAGAATGATGTCGCCATCTACCAGGCCATTCGCCGCGGCGGTCGCTACGGCAGGGTTGGCATTGCTGATAGCAGTGATCGGTTTCGCGGCGGCAAAGCTCACTGCGAGTTCCATAGTCGCGCCGTTCGGCAGCGCAATACGAGTAGCCATGGGGGTATTACCTCTTGATGTAAACGAGTGCCCGCGCTTGCGGGTATGGGGTTTGCTGGGCGGAACGGGTCAGGCGGTGATGCGTTTCGGCGTGCCGATCACGGCGATGGTGATGGCGATAGTCATGAGTTGGTTGCGATCAAGGACCGGGAGCATTGCGCCGCTTGCATAGCCGGCGAAAACGATATTGGTCAGGCCGCCAGGCAGCTTGAACCTCCATGCCAGCGCCGCCCGGGCATCCCTGCCCCGCGCAATTGCTGCCGCGTAGGCAGAATCTGGCGCATCCTCAAAGCTCAACTGGATATCCATCTGGTTGCGACCGGCAGGTGTGCGCACATCTTCATAGCTGCCCAGCGGTGAATGGGTGGAAAACTTCTCATCGCCACCCGAGTGGGTCAGCGCGGTGACCTTCTGCACTTCAATCCAGCTTGCGTCGGTCGGGCCAGGCGGGGCGAATGTGCCGGGAGTAACGGCCGGGCTGACCCAGATCGTCGTCCCGTTGGGTAGAGGGATACGTTTTTGCATTGCTCCATCTTCCCTAGGTGTCGAGTCGATAGCTGAACAGTACCGGGATGCTGATCAAGCCGTCTGAAACTATCGGTGCCGCAATATCCACCGGGGTCATGACCTGCACGCCTACTGCACCGAAGGTGGCGTTGAGAGGGAAGAGATCAACCAGCTCAAGGGCGATATCATCACCCGCACCAGTACCCTTGCCTCCCTGAAACACCACGTTGATTTGAAAGATCCCGGTGTAAATTCGATCATCCCCAGCAAGCGTCTGACTGTCTGTCTGGGACGGGATCGTGTGGCAGGCCAGATACATGCCGTCGGGCCTGGTGAAGTTCCTGCCTGGCAAGGCCAGTAGCAGCCCCTTGGCCTTAGCGTAGGCATTCAGGGCTCCCTCAAAGGCGCTCTTTATTCGGGCGTGAGACATTAGGCTTTCCTGCTCGCGACGATTGCATCGACGATGGCCTGGAATCGGTCAACAGTGATCCCGACCATCCCGCTGGGCGCTTGCCGCTCGGAGTGACCATGCTCCAAGGGGATCGCATATGGCAGATTGTTGACGATGTACGCCACGTCACCGCCTTGCAGATCCCCCACACCAGCAATGATTCTGCCGAGGGTTTCTGCGCCACCCGGATCGATATCGTCGAGAGTCCCACTGGCCGGACTACCAATGGTGAGTTGCCAGTTCCCTCGGAAGCGCCCGCCTACATAGCCTGACGCCTTTTTGATCTCCATTGAGTCCTTGACCTTCAGTCCGCGACGCAACCTACCGGCCTTTGTGAGATTGGCCGGGTCGCTACGCAGCCCGGCATTGTGGTTCGCCACCTCAAGGTTGTACTGGGTCGCCACGGCGTTTTCTGCCCACAGCTCAGGATTGCCTACCGGAGACAGCTTG